ACCGAGGTGCAGCGTCAGCCACAGGCAACTATGGTGCAGCGTCAGCCACAGGCAACTATGGTGCAGCGTCAGCCACAGGCTACCGAGGTGCAGCGTCAGCCACAGGCAACTATGGTGCAGCGTCAGCCACAGGCAACTATGGTGCAGCGTCAGCCACAGGCGGCTATAGTGCAGCGTCAGCTACAGGCTACCGAGGTGCAGCGTCAGCTACCGGCAAGGATAGCATTGCTCTTGCTGCCGGATACGGGTGTAAGGCTAAGGGAGCTATAGGTTGCTGGATAGTCCTCGCAGAGCGTGGAGAATGGAACGGTGATACCTACCCGATTAAAGAGGTTAAGGCATTTGAAGTTGACGGGAAAAAGGTTAAGGCTGACACATGGTATATGCTAGTCAATGGACAGCTTAAGGAGGCTTAGTGGAAGTAATTAATTCAAAACTGAGAAAGAAAGGAACTAAAAGATGATACTTACTACTGATAAGATGGTATTTGTTACTGATTTAGAAAATTCGGACGAATATATTGAGAATCTTATAACTGAATATGGCACTAATCAATATCGTATAAAGGTTGACCGGACACTCAATCCACCATATTACCAATTATTTTACGAATGGAAAGAAGGAAAGCGAACGCTTAATAATCATTTGTTTTCTTCAAGTAAATTGGGAAAGATTGTGGATTACATTAATCAGAATATTCAATAAGATATAGAGATGAAGCAAAGTAAATTGACTCACGGTTCCCTGTTTAGTGGGATAGAAGGTTTCGGCTTGGGTGCAGCGTTTGCCGGAATAAAAACACTTTGGAGCTGCGAATATGAAGACTATCAAGCAAGTATAATCAAAAAAAATTTTGGAGAAAACCATGAAATCAACAGAGATATTAGAACGTATTCAAATCCAACATTTGTTGACATCATCAGCGGTGGATTCCCTTGCCAAGACATCAGCGTTGCTGGAAAAGGTGTCGGAATTGTCGGTGAAAGAAGTGGCTTATGGACTGAAATGTACCGAGTTATACGGGAAGTTAGACCTAAATACATCATCATTGAGAACAGTCCAATGCTCCTTATTCGGGGATTTGAACGGGTCTTATGCGACCTTTCCGAAATCGGGTATGATGCAGAATGGCAATGTTTATCAGGCACCGACTTTGGTATACAACAGGGTCGGGAGCGATTATATTGTATTGCCTACTCCTGTGAAGTCAACGGCAAAAGGAGCATCCAAGAATCGATATTTCGGAAGCCCTACCTATCGGGGCAATATACACGAGTATATCCGGGATGGAGAACAAGACAGTCAATACCCTCACCCCGATTTGCTGGAAAGTCTAATGAACTTCCCGATAGGGTGGACAGAACGGAGTGTATAGGCAATGCAGTACAACCTATAATTGCGCACTATTTATTTGAATGTATTAAGATTTTCGATAAACAATTAGAGTAAAACAGATCAGGTATGAATACACAATTTGAGCGGTCAGCATGCGCTACCGATGAATGGTATACACCGAAGGAGATTATAGATGCGTTGGGTGAATTTGATTTAGATCCGTGTGCCCCGGTCAACCCACTATGGCAAACAGCTAAGGTGATGTATAATAAAAACGTCGATGGGTTAAAACAGGAATGGAAAGGCCGTGTATGGCTAAACCCGCCTTATTCCCGACCTCTAATTGAAAAATTCATCAGCAGAATGGCAGAGCATGGAAACGGTATCGCTTTACTTTTCAATCGTTGCGACTCAAGGATGTTTCAAGACATAATTTTCGAAAAAGCAACGGCGATGAAGTTTTTGCGCAATAGGATTCGTTTCTTTCGCCCGGACGGGACTCGTGGAGATTCACCCGGTTGTGGTTCCATCTTAATCGCTTTTGGCGAGGATAATGCGGAGATATTAAGGACTTGTAATATAGCAGGTAAGTATGTTAGAATCAATTAGAATGACAAAAAAATGAATAAGGAAGAATTTCTGAGCAAAAGAGATGCCATCGATTTAACGCTAAAAGAATTGAACGGCAAAAAGGAACAGCTGGAAAAGGAATACATTGAATCTAACCAAGGATTCCCTGTTGGAAGCAAGGTTTGTATAACAGTCCCGACCCATGAAAGGTTTTCACTTTTGGACAATGAAAGGATATTGATCCCCGAAGCGAAGAAGTTAGCCTATATTGCAGATTATGAGATTGATGATAACGGAGAGGTTGTTCCCTCTTTAAGACAGTTGGATAACAATGGGGGCATGTCAGAAATGCCTTTATATGTTAATTTTAAAAAGGTTATAATTGAATTAATGTAAATCAGAACAGAAATGAATACTAAAACATTTCAAGAAGTCGCCAGGATTTGGAGTGCTGCGAAGCAACCTATCATAAAGCATGCCACGATGTGCGCGTATATGCTTACCCTTCAAACCCATTTACTCCCATATTTTGGGACGGCGACAGCTATATCGGAAAGCGACGTTCAGAAATTTGTTCTCGACAAGCTTTCCTCTGGTCTTGCTAAAAAAACCGTAAGGGATATTGTGGCGGTGCTGAAATCTATAGTCAAGTATGGTGGGAAACATAAGTTATTCCCTTATGAGGAGTGGGAGATAAACTATCCTACAGATACCGAATCTCACCGTTTGCCTACATTGTCCTTAAACCATCAACAGATACTGATGAGCCATCTCACCGAATCCCCAACTCCTAAGAATATAGGCATTCTGCTGTCTCTGTGTACCGGCATGAGGATTGGAGAGGTGTGTGCCCTGCGATGGGAAGATGTGGATTTCAGACAGAAGGTAATCACCATTAGTTATACAGCAGGAAGGATATACAACTGCGAATCAAGAACTACGGAAAGGACTTTCACTTCTCCCAAAACACGAAATTCATACCGGGAGATACCTATCTCAAGACAGCTTCTCTTTGCCTTGAAGGAAGTAAAGAAAATATCTCCGTCCCGATTTGTAGTAGGAACATCAGAACGTCCGGAAGATCCCCGTTCTTACCGTGATTTCTTTGCCCGGCTCTTGAAGCGTCTGAATATTCCGCACATTGTGTTTCATGGACTCCGGCATACATTTGCTACCAGATGCATTGAAAGTCAATGCGATTATAAGACAGTGAGTGTAATTCTTGGACATTCGAATATCGCTACCACACTCAATTTATATGTGCATCCCAATCTCAATCAGAAACAAAGATGCATTGAGCGAATGAGCAACTTTTTAAAAATTAAGTAACCCTCAAAACCAAAATAGAAATGAATGATGGAGTTTATTTTGACCAAAATGGCAGCGAGGTAATCGTAATTAATGGGGTTGAATACTCACGAGAAGAATTTGATTTTCTTGTGGATATGTGTGGAGATTGCAATATGTAGTAATAAGAAAGAAAGGAATATTTATGATAGAAATAGATTTGAATGATACCGTTAGTGTAGAACTCACAGAATGGGGAGCCACATATCTTAATGCAACGAATATATTTAAGGAAACAACCATTACACAGAGATGCCATTATAAGACTGACTATAAAGCAGGTGATGTTTACAAGACCCAGCTTTGGCAGTTGATATTGGAGTTCAAAGATGGGATTAGATTTGATAAAGAGAAGGCTTTTAATAAATTGAAAAAAGTAATTGATCAATAAGGAACAAAACTGAACAGATATGAAAAAAGTAACGATAATATGTGATGCTTGCGGAAGAGAGATACAGCCATCGTATTTCCGCAGCGCAAGATTGGATTTTGAAATCAATGAATGGAGTGGCGGCTCTGTTGGTGGCAATGAAGATATTTTCATTCAAAACGCTGATTTGTGTTGTGAATGTGCTCACAAGTTGCAAAGATTTATAAAAGACGAATTAAACATTAAACCACACAACCCATAACAAAAGTAGATATGAATAGAAGGACTCTTAAAATAGATATTGACTTTGATGTTCAGTTTTGGGCATTGTTGCCGGCAATAAATATCAATTTACACAACCATGAATTTGAGTTTGAATGGTTGTGCTTTGGATTTTACTTCGGTAAGCAGAAATATGAAATAAGAGAAATTAAATAACCCTCAAAACTGAATGGAAATGAAAGCAAGAATAAAATCAACCGGAGAGATTGTAGAGGTTGAAGACTTATATGATAATGGGACTGCCTTAGTGAATGGTGGGTATTTCAAAGTGTCAGAACTCGACTTCTTTGATAATTTTGAAACTATTGATTGGGAGCACAGGCGTTATGAATTGGCGAAATATGTTATGCAAGGTTTAATATCAAATAGTTTTTGGATGAAAAATTTAGGAATGTTTTTGGATGAGCACCCTGATAGTAAGATAGATGTAATTGAAGCAATATCTATTGAATCAATTAACTATGCTGATTCACTAATAAAGAAATTGAAAGGAAACTAATCATGGAAGTAACAGATTTTCTTGAAGTAGTAATACTTTGCTTGTCATTATTGATAGTCATTCCTATACTTATGTTTATTTGGATTGACTGGGAACGAATTGAATCTAAAAGAAGAAACAGATGGAAATAAAGAACGGAATAATAATAGACGGAGTGCTGCATGAATTGAAAGAAACGAAACGTAATGATTGTTTAAAATGTTCGTTACGTGATTTATGTCAAAGTGAGTTCGGAAACGAGTGCCTATGTTGGATTGATTTAGCTTCGGAATCAGAGACAAGAAATAATGAATTTAAGTGTCGTGGCAAAGTGACATATATTAAGATAGATAAGGAGGAATAACTAAAATGGATATAGTACCTATTATAACAAAAGATAATCTTTCTAAGGAACAGATAGAATATCTGCAAAGCCAGCAAACAGAATATAAATTGGTAAATAGGATTAAGAAGAATCCGGGACATATCTTGTTCTCTTTTAATCGAAAAACAGGGGAAATCAAGAGAGCTTCTATTATACACAAGGTTGCTATTGGTTTTAATGGGCTTCCTGTAACCAAAGCTGAAACAGTTATAGAACCTGATTGCTATTACGACCAAGCCTTGAATGAAAAGAATTTTAGAAAGAAATTGAAGAGAATTGGATTGTTAAGTGTTTAAACGATTTGAAAACAAGTAACTATGGGATTTACAACACCGTGCTTTATACGCAAAAATAAAGCAGAACTCCGGAAGAAGCTAGAAGAGTTGGGATATAAAAATCGTAATTTATATTTCTATGATTGTATTGGTGTAGTATACGATGGATTTGATTGTATTAGTCAATGGATGTTTGGAAGTATATGGGATTTTGCAGATTGCATTGATTGTGGAGTTAACGAGGAACTTTTCTTGGCTATAGCTTCATTAAGAGATGATACAAATTATATGCAATGGTTTGTCTGTACGAGTGATTATAAAGAATATGATGGTAAAGAGTGGAAAGTTGGAGACTTTGATTTAAATACATGTCCGGATGATTTTGACAACATACTTCCTCATTGGCGTAAGGCTACCGTAAACGAACTGATTGAACACTTTAAATAAAAAAGAATGAAAGCACATGTAATGAAACTTGAAAACAATTGTGTGATTGTTGACGAGGAATATTTTAATAACCTGAAAGAAAAGTCCGAACTGAATGAGGTAAGGATAAAGGAGCTTTCCGAAGAGATGTTTTTGAGATACACCAAAGAGGGCGGAATAAGGGTTTCTTATGAAGTGAATGGTGTGCCATATCTCTTTCATCATGATTTACTGCATGAGATAAATTATGACGAAAGGGGCTATCCAATATCCATATCGGAAAGGGTGAAATATACTATTGCAGACGATATAACCGAGTTCTTGAACAATAAGTTTAAAGGACTGAAAGACGAGGCTTTGAATTACGCATTAAGCGAATTTGACAAGCAGAAACACGGTTTGGAGGCTACTGCAAAAATGTGGAAATGTCTTGCATTAATCTTTTTCATTATGACTATTGTTTCAGTAATCGCATTATTTATATAGTTATGACCGAAGAACTTGTAACATTAGAGACCGCGAAGCTGCTGAAAGAGAAAGGATTTAATGAGTTTTGCGAATTTGCTTATGCAGACGAAGATTTACATATAATGGGATTGCATTCTACAAATTCTTTCTTTAACGAAATAGGTTGTGGATATACTACACCCACTAAATCTATCGCCCAAAAGTGGCTGCGTGAAACCAAGAACCTGCATATTGAAATATTCTATATGCGTGGAGACTATTGGGTATATGGAATACTGACAATTCCGGAACATGATATAATAGAATTGCCAAACAGACCTTTGGTGCATTATAAAAGCTACGAAGAAGCACTTGAGGCAGGATTACAGGAAGCATTAAAACTTATATGATTATGAGAAAACTATATAAAGTAACCAATTTCGGGGACATTCTTAATCGGGTGGTCCCCTTTCTTCACACTAACAAACTATAGATAATCAAATGATAGTACATCATTTTACAAGAGTTCCGGTTGGAAGTACTGTCTATTGCGACAATCAGCCGGTTAAAATACTAGAGAAAGGATATGCCCTTGCTCTATGTGATGTTAATGGGAAACGGGTATATATCACTTGCTATGATTTGGAAAAGAAACCATTCGTCAGCACGAATGGGGAAAAATGAAAAAGAGCCAACCCACGCACGACCATGAATCAGCTCTTTCTTACACGATTATGATGCAAATATACTATTTTCTTTTAAATTAATCGTGTTATGGTGAAGGAATTTTCAGCAATATCAGAATTAAAATCTATAAGAGAACAAAAATCAAGGCTTTCTGAAAGAGAACAAGAATTAGTTAAACCTATTTTGTCTGATTTAAATATTATACCTATAATATTTAAGTGGTATTGTGAAATCGTTGGGAATTGTGGATTATCTCAAAGGAGAGCTAGCTCTTGTTTCCGGCAAAAGTTTATATTTATAATTCTGTTTCTGTATTCGCCTAGTACATTGGCTGGTGGTAAAATAGTAAAGGGAATCCGGGATATACTTGCTCGTATTTTAGGGTTTAAATCTCCTACTGGAATTTCTAATCTTTACGTCAATGTCATGTTTAACTATAACAATTATAAAGATTATCGAACAGATATAAATTATCTTTACACCGAAATAATAAATAGATTAAAAATTAAAGGACTAATCAATTAATGGGATTTGAAAAAACAGGTTGGCTTCTATTAAATTGTGACCTAATTACTAATGTCACATATAAAAAATGAAGATATTTTGTTATCTTTGGTTGTAGTAGTACCTTTGGACGAATAGCAGTAGTTCAAAGGTATTTTTTATATATGGCAGCACCTAAGGGAAATCAATTTTGGAAATTACATAGTAAACATGGCCGAGATACGTTGTTTTCTACACCTGATTTGATGTGGGAGGCTGCTTGTGAATATTTTCAATGGTGTGACGATAACCCTTGGCGTGTTGTTAAAAATAAGACTAAAGGGAAAATCAAAGAAAAAGAGGATAGCCCAACTCAACGACCGTATACATTATCTGGGTTTCTGTTCTATATAGGAGCGAATAATGGATATTGGAGTGAGTTTAAATCAAGCCAAAAATATGAAGCATTTTCCGAAGTCGTATCACGCATAGAAAATATAATCGAAACTCAGCAGCTTGAAGGAGCTATTGTAGGAGCGTTTAATCCTAGTATTATAGCTCGTAAATTAGGACTTGCAGAGAAGCAAGATAGTACAATCAAACTGAAAGGGAGCATCCCTGTCATTGAGTTCTTGAAAAATGGAGGGGTCAAAAGATGAGTTTGTTTGGTATTATATCACAAAGTAAGTATGCTCCTTTATATGAGAACACTGATAAGTTTATTACTATTGTAACTGGGGGAAGAGGAAGCGGGAAGAGCTATAATATTTCTACATTTTTAGAGAGACTGTCTTTTGAAAGTGGCCATAAAATATTATTCTCCCGTTATACGATGGTTTCGGCTTCCATGTCTATTATTCCGGAATTTCAAGAAAAAGCAGAGTTAGATCTTGCACCGGAATATTTTGATGTCACTAAGGTCGATATAACCAATACCTATTCTGGCAGTGTTATTATGTTTCGCGGGATAAGAACTTCATCAGGCGTCCAAACTGCTAAACTAAAGTCAATTCAAGGTCTTACAACCTTTGTATGCGATGAAGCAGAAGAGTGGACAAGCGAGGAAGATTTTGAAAAGATTATGTTGTCTATTCGACAAAAAGGCATTCAGAACCGAATCATTATAATTATGAACCCATGTGATAGCAATCATTGGGTGTATAGGCGATTCATTGAGAAAACTCACAAGCTGGTAGAGATTGACGGTGTGCAGGTCCAAATCTCTACTCATCCGAATGTACTTCATATCCATACTACGTATTTTGATAACTTGGATAACCTTTCTCCTGAGTTCCTTAAAGAGGTCGAGGATATGAAGGTAAATAATCCGGAGAAATATGCCCATGTGGTTATCGGTCGCTGGGCTGACGTGGCGGAGGGAGCTGTGTTCAAAAAATGGGGCATCGTGGACGAGTTCCCACAATGGTGCAAAAAGGTGGCTCTTGCTTCCGATTGGGGATTTACGAACGACCCATCAACAGGAATCAGGTGTGGAATTATTGACAATAGACTTTATGTGGATGAATTGTTTTATGAAACAGGAATGTTAACCAATGAGATTGCACGTAAATTGAAGCCATGGGGATTGAAAGTGTACGGGGATAGCGCAGACCCTCGTTTAATACAGGAAGTGAAAAACAGGGGCGTGAACATCTATCCAGTCGATAAATATCCTGGTTCTGTGGTTGCCGGTATTGATAAAATAAAAGAATATGAATTGTTCGTTACAAAACGTTCTTACCACATTATGGAAGAACTACGCAATTATGTTTGGGACAAGGATAAAGATGGACATTATATTAATGAGCCGATAGACGCTTGGAATCATTGCATCGACCCGATTAGGTATTATATTTTGGGACATATCTTAGGGCGAATTTTGAGACCGCGCGACAATTCGGGAATATTCGCGCACTAAATATTGATATATGAGAACAATAGACGAAGTTTTAAAAATAGAAGATATAGGCCAAAAGATAGCCTATTTAAAAAAAGGCCGCAAGACAAAGCTCCCTGATGCAGCGAAGCTCTATAGCGATTGGGACCCCAACCGGCACGAGATAATCACAGACACGGAGAAGTACCCGAAGATTAAAATCACGGTCGAAAAGGAGAAAGAGACCTATGATGAAAAGTCAGGTAAGATAATCACCATCCCGAAGAGAACGAAGGACGTGGAGCCTAACCGCATCGCTTTACCTATCGAGCAGGATATCGTAAACATACAAACAGCATTTACTGTTGGGACAGAACCTTTGCTTGATTGTAATCCCGACAAGACAGAAGAGGGGATATTCTTGGCATTAAAACAAATTTTAAAACGGAATAAGATTAAATACCAAAATAAAAAGATTGTCCGTTCATGGCTGGCAGAACAGGAATGTGCCGAATATTGGTATGTGGTCAAAGATGATGATTTTTGGTCGAAATTAAAACGTAAAGTCTCTGATATATTTGGGAATTCCAAACCTGAATATCGTTTGAGAAGTGTCATTTGGTCCCCCTTTCGCGGAGATAAACTTTACCCTTTTTTTGACGATAGCGGTGATTTAGTTGCTTTTTCTCGTGAGTATAAAAAAAAGGATTTGGATGATGTGGAAATTACTTGCTTTATGACCATTACATCCGATTTTGTTTATCAATGGGAACTTTCCGATGAATGGAAGCCGGTGTCTGCATTCAGACATAACTTCAAGAAACTGCCTATACTGTATTGTTATCGTCCAGAAGCTTATTGTGAGAAGATTAATACACTTCGGGTGCGGTTGGAAAAACTGATGTCAAATTATGCGGACTGCATTGACTACCATTTCTTCCCTATTTTGATGCTATTTGGTGATGTACAGCGTTTTTCAGGTGAGTTTAAAAATCGTGTTGTGGAACTACTTGGAGATAAAGCTGACGCACAGTATTTAACATGGCAGCAAGTTCCTGATACAATTAAGTTTGAAGTGGAAACTCTTTTTTCTCAGATATATGGATTGACTAACACTCCACGCATTTCGTTTGACAGCCTTAAAGGTACAGGCAATGCCGTGTCGGGAGTAGCTTTCGATTACGTATTTATGTCGACCCATTTAAATGTGGAGAACTTGAATGAAACGATGGGAGACTTTATGCAGAGACGTGTTAATTTCCTCATTTCTGCACTTGGTTCTGTTAATTCCAGCCTTGAGCCTGCCTCCAATACTATTGACGTTGATGTCCAAATGCAACCTTACCGGTTGGAGGATTTGAGCGAGAAGATTGATGTGGCTATCAAGGCTAAAGATGGGGGGATTTGGTCTCAGCAAAGTGCCATGGCATTTGTAGGGAACATAGATAAAATGCAAGAAGAAATAGAACAGATAAATGCGGAATAGCCGTTGTGATTTGCTTTCAAATTGTCATTGCCTATTCCCATGCCCGGTAGCCGTATTGCTACCGGGGCGTCTAAGATGATATGTTGGCAAAGAGTCCCCAACAAGTGTCTTATACTTAAATTATGTGGCCGTATTAATAAAGGCAGTCTTTTAAAGTCGTGCGGGCTGCCTTTGTATAATCGTGTTACATATTTAATTTTAGAGCTTCGCCTATTGCTTCATCAGCTCTATCTGAAAAGATAACGCCTACAATACCACTCAATTCAGTGGTGAAATTACAAAGCGAATTACTCATTCTGATTAGCTGGCCTTCTGCATCAATCACGCAGGTAACTTCTTCATCGAGAATTAAAGAGTTAACCTTATTTCTCGTTTCTCTAAGCAAGCAGATAGCTTCTAATATGCCATCATGTACAGCTTGTTTCTTTACTTCTTCTAAATTAATCTGTGTCATATTCGTTATATTTTAATGTTTGTACTTAATTTTAAAATCAATAGAAAAATCTCTCTCCGTCTTTCCCGAACAGTCTGTATCCTAAGTACAGGCTGACGAATATTATTATTAGTTCTATCATAATTTTGGGTATAGTTTGGGCTGTACGTCATTACTCCGTACCTCTAAATGATTGATTTATAATGATTATACTATTTTCGCAAGTTTCCCATCAGACTTACTTCCGCCAAACAGGTGGTTGATGTAGGCTAATCCTTTTTGAGTGCACAGCACTTTCATCACTATAATGTCCGGATAGTTCTTTTGCCATGCTGATTGAGAGAGCGTATTCGATTCGTGTCGTAGCTCCTATTTCTCGCTCCACAATTTCGGTGAATGATTGAAAATCAACACCTTCAACAAAATCGTAAGATTTAATACGGTCTTTAATCCATGTTGAAAAATCTCTTTTACTTTCAAGAAAAGCATGTAAATCACGTGCATTAACGGCTCTCTTACCGTTATTTTCACTAATAGGAATTAATTCATTCGTTGTGACGTTCATATTTAAACGAATTATGATAAAAAGAAACCCTCCGTAGGTGTGAACGTCACAACATACGCAGGGCATAGAAGTCGCAGATCGTTTCCTTTCTGCCACCTTAGAGGGTTTCCCAATATCTTGTACAAAATCTATTCGCTTTATTTTGCCCAAGAGTTATTATGTTATGACGTTCGCTGCAAAGAAAAGCAAAATTTTTAATACGGCAAAGAAAAAGCGGGGGAAATTGTCAAATAAAGAAATACTCTTGTTGCCAGTTGCTATATATATAAACTTTTGCTATATTTGCACCATGAAAGAAGAAAGAAAAATATTGTTTTATAAAGATTACTTCATATCATTCTATCGTTCATTGGATGGTGGGGCACAGAAAAAACTCGATTACGTATTGGGTATGCTCAAAATACAGGAACGGATAAGTGAGAAGTTTGTAAAATTCATACGTGACGGCATTTATGAAATTAGGGCGTCTTATGATGGAAATATTTATCGTGCATTCTTCATATTCGATGAAGGCAACATTGTGATGCTATTCAACGGATTTCAGAAGAAAACGCAAAAGACGCCAGAAAGTGAAATTAACAAGGCATTGGAACTTAAAAAAGAATATTATGCAGGAAAGAAATAACATTGGCAGCTTCGATGCCATATTAGATGAAAAATACGGTAAAATTGGCACTTCGGAAAGAAATGAATTTCACCGTGAAGCATACGCCTATTGTGTCGGTCAAATGATTAGCGACGCACGGAAACAGGGAAAAATGACACAATCAGAATTGGCGGAAAAAGTGGGAACTAATAAAACCTATATATCAAGAATTGAGAAAGGAGTAATCGAACCGGGAGTAGGTTTGTTTTTCCGCATTATTGATGCTCTCGGGTTAAAGGTTGAAATAGTTAAACCTATTCTGTGATACCTGATATTATGCAACTAAAAGAAATCAGTAAAGACATCTACGATTTGGATGCGTGGTTTGATGAAGGACTTGGAGCGGAAGACACTCCCGAACGTGAAAAGAACCGTGAAAAGGCATGGGAGTGATACACTGTCCTCATTGTGGAAAAGAAATAAAATTGAACCCGAATGTTTAATCAATAAAACCAAAGTAAAATGAAGAAAGTATTGTTTATGTTGGCAGCATGGTTAATATATCTATCTGCTAACGCACAGTTCAAATTAACTATCAATGGGTTTGTAGATGAAAACGACATTGAAAAAGACTATGTAGTATATAATTTTGAAGGCGAAACACAAGAATCATTGTACACTAAAGTTCTCAAATTTATAAATACCTCTTATAAATCCCCTAAAGATGTTATAAATGAGGTAAAACCTGAAATGATAACAATCAGCGGTTTCCAAGAATCTTGTATATCAATAGGGAAAGTAAAGAAAGTATTAGGCCAGAGTATGAGCATGACAGGAGGGTATGATTTGCAATACAACATATCAATAAGGTTTAAAGATGGAAAAATAAGGATAGATGCACCATCTTTTGAGTGCACAGGTAAATCTGGAACTAAAACCTCAAGATTGGTTTTACAAGGTTCAAATGGGGGATTTGGCACAGAAGTAAGGACGGGGTTGTTTAAAAAGAGCGGCGAGCCTTCAAGAGAAAATGCAATAAAGATGTTGGAGGATTTCTTCAATGAATTTTGCAAAGCAATAGAAACCTCTATAAAAGATGATTCAAATAATGAGTGGTAACATACAAATGTATTTATATTTCCGCCCTGTTCCTTATGGTTCGGGGCTTTCTTTTATCCTAATTAGAAAAAGCGGGAAATATTTGCATAAATGTGAATTATAAGTTACCTTTGTTGCATGAAAGTAAGAAACGTCATAGCATATAAGCACTATTTCATCGATTTTGTGAAGTCCCTTTCCGAAAAGATGCAGGATAAGGTGGTGAAAACAATACAATATGTCGAAACGCTGCAAATTGTCCCAGAGAAATATCTAAAGCATATTGAAGGTACAAGGGGGCTTTATGAAATCAGAGTAAAATTTGCGAGCGACATCGTACGTGTTTTTTGCTTCTTTGACGGTGAAAAAATGGTTATCCTATTGAGCGGCTTTCAAAAAAAGACGCAAAAGACACCAAAGAAAGAGATAGACCGGGCTGTCAGGCTCATGCATGAATATTTTAATGATAAGGCAAAAGAAAGGGAATGATTATGGAAACTTACACTTTGAATGATATTAAAAAAGAAGTTTACGGAGAAATAGGCACTCCGCGCCGCAATAAGATTGAAACCGAACTTTCCAACCTGCGTATCGGGCTTCAAATACGCAATGCCCGTGAAGCAAGGAAAATGACACAAAGAGAGCTTGCAAGGAAAATAGGAAAAGAACGGTCTTTTATCTCTAAAATTGAAAGGGAGGGCAGTAATATTACCCTTTCCACGCTTTATGATATTGTAACGAAAGGGCTTGGAGGGAAACTTGACATACAAGTCCAGCTTTGAAAAACTGTGCTACGTGTTTTCAAGCCTTCGAAGCAAACTCCCCTCTTGTACTGATAAAGCGGATTTGTAAATGCCAATTGGTCAATATCTGATTATAAATAATAAATTCAGCCCCGAACCGGAAGGAACGGGGCTTTTCCATTTCAATATAAAAATTCAAATAAAAATTGCTATATAGCCACACCTCCTTATCGTATTTATGACAATCGTTCTAATGTCATAAATACGTCTTCTGATTATTTCTTATCCTCTTTATTAATAACGAATTTTACCGTATGAAATTTATAAATCAAATTCATACGGTATGACAATCTTAGAACAGATCTTGGCAGGACTGCAACAGAAGTTTACTGGGGTAGACACTGCCACTTTGACCCGAATCGCCACCAAAAAGGCAGAGGGCGTAACGGACGGAATACAGGTAAACTCAATCGTTGAGGGTATCTCTTTTCAGGACGTGATGCAAAATTATGGTGATTTCCGTGCAGGACAAGCACAGACTTCCTCGATATCGAACTATGAGAAGAAGTATGGGCTGAAAGACGGAAAGCCAATCGAGAATCCCAACCCAAATCCGAAGCCGAAGCCGGAAGAAGAAAAGAAAGATGATATTCCATCTTGGGCACAAGCTCTGATTGATTCTAACAAAACTCTTTCTGAAAAACTTGCCGGTTACGAACAGGAGCGAGTACAGGCACAGCGCAATGCGCAGGTATCCGCTAAAGCAAAAGAATATGGTATTCCCGATTTTATGTTGAAAGATCGCAATATTCCAACAGATGCGGACTTGGACGCTTATTTCAAGGACGTGAAACAGGAGATGACCAATGCGGGATTTCAAGGCGTGGAAGTTCCCCAAACAGCAGAGAAGCGTACCGAAAAAGAAAACCATGCCATTGCTGCCATGATTAACAAGGGGACGGAAGAGATTAACAAACAGAATCAGTAACTTAAAAAGGTAAAAAGATTATGCCAGCAGGACTTCATTACAATTTGGAACAGATTGAAAAGCCTACTCCTGAAATGTGCCGTATTGAAACGATATATCGCTATTCAGGAGGTTTCAATCTGGTTCTTACAAACCTTACGGGCGTGAAAACCATTCCGCCCCTTACGCCGTTGGTGCTTGACTTCAAAAAAAGACAAGCCACGGTGGTAATCAATGTGGAAGTGGCAGAGAAGTACACCACAGGCACAAGCATGAAAGTGAAGAAAAATTCATTGGCTTATGTCGGTATGTTTATCGGAGATGGTACGAATGGGGCTAAAGTTAACAAGATTGACAAAGCCAATGCCGACTACGACACACTTACTTTGGCAGCAGCTTTCGGGAGTAGTGTAACGGTTGAAGCCGGAACGGTGCTATTTGAAGCCAAAGCGCAGGATGATACAGAACCGAAAGCAACTGCAACAGCGTTGAACTATGCCACTACCAAAGTGGAAGAAGGAGCAACCGTGACAGCCATCGGACGTGCCTACGAGATTAGACCGACCAAGCTCATTGTCCCCATCTCTGAGAAGGATAAGGCTTCTCTCGGTGATAGATTCATGTTCACTTATTAAGGAAAGGAGGGTATATGTATTTGACAGTTCAGACATTATTGAATGACCCCGAAATAGTAAAAGCGGTGATTGACCGTGTGCAAGCTCTCCGCCTTGATACTATTTTTTGGAAGAAGCATCTTGATTTCGAGGAAACGAAATCACGCGTGTTTAAAACCTATCTCGGTACGGTTACAGGTGTAACAGCCGGTTCTGTTATCGACCGCAATTCTAACAAGCCGTTAAGAGAGCGTAAATCTCTTGGTTCAGGATATGGCGAAGTCGCTTATTTGGGTGACCGCTACCAGATGGATAATGACCGTTTGGATATGTTACAGGAACTTGTTACCAAGTTTAACAATGCACGCACAACAGACCAACAAAGAGCATTGAACGACATCATCAACTATATTACGGATGATATGCGCCAAGTGTTGCTCGCTCCGCATAAGCGTATGGATATCGTGGACGGTGATTTACGTTCAGATGGCAAGGCTTCTGTGAAAGTAGATGATAACCCGCAAGGAATCGAAATGCTTGACATGGAATTGCCGGTCCATCGCCTTACACCGGGAGTTGAAGACAAAGAGCACTTTGTGAAATATATTATGGACCAAATTGTTGAACTTCGTACGAAGTTCGGTATGTTCGTTTCGATGGAAATGTCGCGAAAGACATTCATCAATTCTATTGTCGGATCAAAGGACTTTGGTGAGTTCTATAAACAGTCTTTCGCACAGAAAGAAGTGCAACTATCTTCCGGCTTGATGTCCAGCGAAATGGCTACTACCATCTTTCAAGGGTTGGGCTTGCCCCCTATCGTAATCAACGAGGATTTGGTTGAGCTTCCCGATGGAACCATGAAACAGGTGTTCAAGGACAACCGCATTTCGTTGTTTACCACCGCCAAACAAGGCAAGATGCGTTGGCATACTCCGTATGAGATTACCGACCCTGTACCTGGTAAAACCTATAGCCGTTCAGATGGCGGTATGTATATCTCCAATGTAAGAACGGATGAAGGAAGATTCATGGAATATGGTTGTGAATGGATTCCTGAATATACCAATCCGAACAAAATTGTAATTGTGGATTTGGACACAATGCTAGGCTAGGATGAAAGTACTTGATTACATAAAGCAGTCCTTCAGGGATTTTGGCATTACTTTGAGTGATGCCAATATCCTTACAATCCTAAAGCCATCAGGAGTAGTTGGAGAAGATGATGTAGAAAACTTAAATAACAGCCAATTCAGGGATGTTTCGGTCGGTATGGTAAAGTTTATCCCTACCCTCTTACTGCGTGGTAGTTCCAAGTCCGTATCGGAAAACGGGCACTCCAAATCACAATCTTGGGACATTCAGGGTATCAAAGACTATTATTCCCTGATGTGCAAACAGTACGGATTGAAGGATGAGTTGAACTCGGACAAACCTAAAGTGACTTTTTTGTGATATGTTAGACGAAGCGCCTCATATATTAATGGTAAGAACGGTGATACCGCCAGACAATGACGAGTACGGGCGACCGATACCCGGCACAGGCGGAGAGTCGTGGAATGAATTTACAGAATGCTTTTGCCATGATAATTCCCAACAGCAGGAAGTATCGGTAAATGGCAAGCTATGGGTTTATTCCTACCATATAGTGTATGAAGGCAAGAAAATAGCATTAGACACAAAAGTAAGATGTTTGGATAAAGAAACGAAAGAGGTTGTAGGGAAAGGCAAGGTAATCAAAAATGCTGAGTGCTATTCGGAAGAACTGAAAGGACGTTGTGACATTTGGGTATGATAGTAACAGGGGATATATATAAGATTATTTTCAAAGAAGTTCAGGATTTCGGCATTAAGGCTATTTATGACAGCTGGAATTCAATCGATGCGCCTTTGAAAGACGAAGCTATAGTCATTATCACTTCAACTCCGATTGAACCAGACACTTATTGGGAGAAAACCTTTGTATACGTGAGTATTTGTGTGCCGGACTATCTGGGAAAGGTTAACACGGTAAGATTAAACGAATTGGAAAGATTGTCTGCATTGTGGATTGAGGATGAAATAGTTTGCGATTTTGACGGAAGTTGGTATATGATATCTAAGTCATCACTTGGCATTGAAAGAGATAACGCTTTAAAATGTAGTTATGTGAGCATAAAATTATCGTTTGAAATTTTAAATGTAAAATAATATGAAACCATTTATCGGGATAAAAAAGATTTGGTACGGTGATGTTATTAGTGAAGCCGTAACCAAAACAAGCTTAAAAACTCTACTCGGTAGCATGACTGAAGTAAAAAACTCACATCAAGACACATGGCAGTATACAGAGGATGACCCTACTTATACTGACTATATTAATGAGTTAAATGGAGAAATTTACTATCGTGATGTTACACAAAAAGGAGCCAAAACCATTACATTTACAATGGGAGAATGGACTTTTGATGACAAAGTAGCCTTGCAAGGCGGAGAAAAGGTGGATACTGATGCAGGTTGGGCTGCTTCCGATACTCCCGGTATTATCAATCAAGGCATTGTGGCTCAAACAAAAACAGGTAATTATATTGTCTTTACTAATGCTGCTGTTATCGCTAAGGGAACCCAAGCAGAAAAGAATATCGGGTTAGGAGTCACTGCGGTGGCAATGAGTAACACTAATGCCGGGGTGAAGAGCGATTACCTGTTTGATGGTACAAAAATTGACACAGGTGGATGATATTTTTATTAGAATGTAATAGATCGTTTTCGGATGGTGGTGGGTGGTTGCTTACCACCATTTTAATTTAAACTTATGGATGCAGCAAAAATAGTTAATGCAGCCGTTTTAGAGAAAGACTTTGAAACGGTATTTGTGAATGATAATGTTTATGTGATTCACCCTCCTACGATTCATAAGATAGCAGGAGCGGGATATTATCTGAGTGATTTAAAGGATGGGACTACGGTAATGGATATGCTACGTTCATTGAAGGATGTTAAATGTGCGTCAAAAGCTCTATCTTGGCTAATCCAAGGCAATGAAGAGTTAAGTGAAGAACTATCTAAAGGTACATTTGATGAAGTAGTAGAAGCGTTAGCAATTGGGCTATCAATGATTTCTGTGGAAAATTTTTGCAAGCTGTCAATTTTAGCCAAGAACGTAGCAAATTTGACAGCAAAACAGAAGCAGTAGGAAATGACTGTTTACTTGGACAGATTGCATCGTTCATTGAGTCTCTGCATCTGTCCTATGATGAAGTGGTATATAAGATACCATATAGGAATATGGTGATTATGCAAAAGGATAAGCTTCATACAGCTTATGGTGACGTGATGGAAGAAGTTTTGGATGAAGATATGTTTAAGGATAGAGAATTTGACAATTAATGGAATTTCATGGAGACATATCAGGTTTAGACGAACTGGAGCGGCAAATTGAGGACGTTTATTTCAATAGACTGATTGAAATAGGCAGGGAGGCAATCCGTATAGCTCATAATGCCAGTGGTACCAAAGAATACCCGAGGATATATCAAAACCATACATGGAATCTGCGTAATGCTCCGGGCTTTTGTGTCGTGCGAAATGGTAAAATCATTGCTTTAGAGGTTTATGGCAAAGGCTCTAATATGGAAGCTGTTCAAAACACCACATATTATCTACAATACCATAGCAAGGAAGAAGACGGTCTTTATTTGGCTGATGGTATGAATTATGCAAGTTTTGTTCAATCAAAGGGGTTTGATGTGTTAGATTCGGCTATTCAATATGCAAAAAGAATGGTAAAAAAGAAAATATTTTAGGTAATGGCAGGTATATTCGCAAACATAGATAGTGATATTCGGAAACTTCAAAGATTGAAGCAAGAAATCGAGAATGTAAAGGAGGCATTGAAAAGTATCAATGTGAAAGTTGATATTGATATAGCCAAAGGGATGGAGGCGCAATTGAAATCCCTTATGAGGCAATACGATGCTTTGGTAAATAAAGTGTCCGAGGCAGAAGGCAAAATCATGCTTTCTACAAGACGTATAAATGATACTTCGGAAAAGATTATCAAGGCGCAGGAGCAGCTTTCAAAAGCGGCAGGTATGAATCCGCAATCTGGTAGTGGTAATGTAAACACACCTGCGAATAATGCGGAAACAGCAAGCGTACAGGCACAGGCTAAGGCATATGATGAACTAAAACAAATTATTAATGAGACATCTGGTTCATTATTGAAAAATGTCAATGCGCAATATGAAGTAAACCATGCAATAGGTTTATATTCCAAGGAATTAAAAGAAATAGAGAAGACAAGAAAGAGCAGAGGGAAAGATGCAGAATATACTATTGCAGAATCTGCACGGATAAAACAGCTCACGCTGGCTATAGAACAGTTAAAAATAGCAAGAAGTGATGCCTCACGCGAAGTGAGGACACAAATAAAAATACATAATGCGGCTACAGGTTCTTTAAATGAGTTACGACAAGAACTTATCAGAATGAAAGATGCTTATGCTGATATGTCCGCCGAAATGCGTAATAGTAGTAAAGGAGCGAATTTAATAGCTTCTATCCAGCAAGCTCACAAAGAAATAAGTGAAATCGAGCAATCTATGGGTGTTTTTAGCCGTAATGTAGGTAACTATGCTAGCGGTTTCAATGGCTTAAATATGTCTGTACAACAGATTGTACGTGAACTTCCTTCTGCTGCTATGGGGTTGAATACGTTCTTTCTTGCCATCTCAAACAATATTCCTGTATTGGCTGATGAAATCAAACGTGCAAAAGCCGCCAATGAAGAGTTAAAGGCATCAGGGAAGAAAGGTATCCCTATTTGGAAGCAAGTTGCGTCATCATTATTTAGTTGGCAATCTGCATTAATTGTAGGCATTACTTTGCTCACAACTCATGGAGATAAGGTTGGGGAATGGGTTTCTTCATTGTTTAAAGCTAAGGATGACATAGCACCTCTCTCAGCTGCGACCTCAGAATTAAATAAATACATTGCAGAAAATAATAATGGGTATGGTAATAGTATAGCGACATTGAATAAATTGCAATCCAAATGGAAAGAATTAGATGGTGATTTATCAAAACAAAAAACTTTCATATATGAAAATAGAGATGCTTTTTCCGAACTTGGTGTTTCAATTAATGATGTTAATGATGCCGAAAAAATTCTTTCTTCTGGAACGGACCAGTTTATCAAGACTCTTGACTTAAGAGCAAAAGCAGCAGCGGCTTATCAATTAGCGATAAAAAAAGCAGAAGAAGCTTTTCAACACGGTATAGCTGCCGATGAAATATTGCAAGGAGGAGCCAATATTTGGGACTATTGGAATGCAAGTGTTGATGTCTTGGGAAATTTGGATTGGGCTATTCAGGGTGGTAATGTATTTAATCCCGGAAAATATACAGAAGGAAGAGCAGGTAAAGAACTTATGGCTTCTGATAAGGCAAAATCAACATTTGATATATTGATGAAATTGTCTGAAAAGTTTAGTAAAGAAAGAGAAGAACGACTAAAAGGGTTAGGAGTAACGGATAATGAACAAGCTAAACTGAAAGCAATAGCAAGGGAAAAATTGAAGAGAGAAGCCGACGAACAACGCAAGCAACAAGAACGGCTTTCTGAGGAACTTCTTTCACTTCGCAGGAAGAATCAGCAGGATGAAATCAATCTGATGGAAGATGGGACAGAAAAGAAGTTGGCGCAGATTGATTTGGACTATCAGAAAGAGCTGGACGCTATTCGGAAGCAGGAACAGGAATGGACAAAAGCCAATGGCGGAAAACTTACTCAGGAACAATTTATACAGATTTCCCTTTCATATTCGCAGGCAGAAAGTAAGCGTGACAAATCAATTTCCGATTTGAATAAAGAAAAGCTTGAATCCGACAAAAAGGCTTGGCAGGAATACTTCATCGAGTTTGGCAACTATCAAGAGAAACGAAAAAACCTTGTGCAGAAGTATGATGATGAGATAGCCAAGCTGCACACAGATAGTCCTGAATACGCTATCAAGGTAGCCGAAAAGAATCAGGCTGTAGAACAACTGGATGAACAGTTTGGTCACTCCGCAAAGGCAATGGCAGACCTCTTTGAAGACGCTGGCAATAAATCGGTATCTGCCATTCAGACTATTATTGACAAGTATGAAACACTTGTTAAGTACATGTCTGGCACAAAGGAAAGTGACGGAACGAATGTTACACTTGACGAATTGAAAGCACTCGGATTCACTGATAAGGATATTGAAAAGATAGAAAAGGGTGAAATCTCCATAAAGGATGTAACGGATGCAATCAGGGGGCTAAAGGATGAGCTGAAAGGCAAATCACCGTGGCAGGCTTTCGTCTCTGACTTGGAGAAAGGGATAGAAGCCATAAAAAAGGGTGGCAGTGATTCCAAGAAAGTCGGTCAAGGCATCACCGATATAGGAAATGCCGTAACGTCTTTTGCCCCTGCGCTGGGTGAGTTCGGCACTAACATCGCCAATATATTCGGTGCCAGCGATTCCGCTATAACAGGAATTACCGATGCTTTAGGGGGATTGGGCACTACAGCCGCCGGTGTCGGTCAAATTATGTCCGGTGACATTGTGGGTGGTGCCATGAGTGCTGTCAGTGGAGTATCATCTGTTGTGTCTGCCCTTGACGGTCTGTTCGGTGCAGACTATTCCCATTATAACGAGATGGTAGAGCAATATAGCCTATTGAACGATATTTGGGATGAACTGATAGACAAAAAGTTGGAATACATCAACACATCTTACGGGGCTGAAGCTAATAAGGTAGGAGAGGAAGCCTTAGAATTGGCGGAAAAAAGTATTGAGAGTTACCGTATTCTTGGTAAAGAAAGACTGAACGCAGGTTCATCAGCCGGTTCCCACTCCATAGGTGTGCGAATTCGCAAGGGAATGTCCGAACAGGGATGGGAAGAAGCGCGCAAAGCTCTTAATGACGAACAGTGGTTTAAAGAAATCTCAACCGGAAGAATGGAAAGCCTGTTTGACCTTTCTACCGAACAATTGGAGAGACTTAAATCGGAAGCACCTACTTTTTGGGCTAAATTAGATGAGGATGTTAGAAATTACCTTGATAAAATTATCGATGGGGAAGAACGCATTGAGGAAATTCATAATCAGATAAACGAGCAGCTTACACAAACCACATTCGATGGTGTGTACAATAACTTTATAGATACCTTAATGGATATGAAAGCATCGTCCAAAGATGCCGCCGAAGACATATCGGAATATTTCATGCGAGCTATGCTCTCCGAGCAGATAGGCACACTCTATCAGGACAAGCTAAAGAAGTGGTATGAGAAATTCGCAAAGGGTATGGAGGATGGCTCTTTGACGGAATCCGAAAGAAATGCGCTGGACGCTGAGTATATGGGCTACATTGAAGAAGCCATGAAACTGCGCGACGAGCTTGCTGCCGCAACCGGATATGATAAAATTTCGCAAGAATCAACATCGCAGTCAGCTTCATCCAAAGGCTTTCAGACAATGAGTCAAGATACCGGCGAAGAGTTGAACGGGCGGTTTACAGCATTGCAGATTGCAGGAGAAGAGATAAAGAATCAATCTATCATTCAATCTCAATCACTTAATCTACTAACAGTAAAAGCAGATGCTCTACTTTCCATAGATACGGAAACAAGAAATATTGCTGATGATACGCGGGATTTGATAGCGCAATCCTATCTTGAATTGGTACAGATTTCAGAAAATACAGGCAATTCAGCTAAATACTTAAAAGAAATCAAAGCGGATATTGCCGAAGTCAAACGTAATACTTCAAAATTATAAATTATGGCTGAGCTATTGATAAACAATAAAGATGCCTATGCTATATGGGGCGTAAAAATGGGAAAAGGTTTTCTTGATGTACTTGGTGCATCATCATCCATGAAAGAATTCATAGAAAATAAATCCCGGTTAGAACATGGGAAACGTGTGATAGTCAATGACCCTAAAATAGATGAGAGGGAAATAACACTTTCATTTACAATTGAAGGAAAATCCCAATCCGACTATCAAGCAAAGAAAAAAGCTTTCTTTGTTGAACTTTATAAAGGCAAGGTTGATATTCAAGTTCCAGCTAACGGTAGTGAGATGTATCATCTGATTTATCTCGGTAAAAATATCACTTATGCACAGAGCTTAGGTAGGACTTTCGGAAAAATTTCAGCAAAGTTTAATGAGCCAAATCCGGCAAGCAGAACTTAATTTGTGACATTTTGCCCATTGTCATAGTTTGAAGCCTTATTTTTTAAGGCTTCTTTTTTTTATGTGCGAACTTTGAAGGCATGGAACAAATCGACATCAAAGGCATATCCGGTGCTATCTTGCTTACAACTTCGGTCAATGGAGGCTGCAAGCGTAAGTTTACTCTGATGAAGGAGGATCACATCATATTAAAGTTCTCCTTGGAAAATCCTATATATTTCAAACTTGGCTCATACGTGGAATGCGACTTCGGATTGTTCGAGGTGTGCGACTTGCAGAAGCCCGCATTCAACGCAGATACCGCCGGCTACGATTACGAATTAAGGCTTGATGCCTATTACTGGAAATGGAAAAACAAAATCTTCAAATATACCCCAGAGACTGCCGGGCAGGAAGCGTCCTGGAGTCTGACCGCCCCGCTTGACGTACAAGCTGGTATAGTCCTTAGAAATTTGAAAGCTCTTGGGTACGCATACAAAGGACAAGATTTTGTTGTCTCCATTGACCCCACAGTCGAAAACAAATCACAACTGATGTCTTATGAGAACATCAACATCCTTGACGCTTGTTTTGAGATGGCGAAGAAATGGGATTGCGAATGTTGGGTGACTGAAAACATCATCCATTTCGGACGTTGCGAGTCTGGCGATGCGGTTAACTTTGAAATCGGGGTGAACGTTGTAGAGATGTCACGTTCCGATTCCCAATCGACCTACGCCACCCGAATATATGCTTTCGGTTCCACAAGGAATATCCCTTCCAACTACCGTCTGGTTGATGAGTCGGTGGTTGTGAACGGCGTTGTGCAAAAACGCTTAATGTTGCCCGACGGAACTCCGTACATAGACGCTTATCCTGATATGACTACCGAGGAAGCCATTGAACAAGTGGTTATCTTCGATGAAGTCTATCCCCGAAGGGTCGGCGCCATGTCGGATGTCACGACTATTGAGGTGACAGACAAGGTGGGGAATGAGGACGGCACAACCACCGAGGAAAAATGGAATGCCTACCGCTTCAAGGATGCCGGCATTACCTTCTCAAAGGACTATAGATTACCGGGGGAGGATTTGAAAATCACCTTCCAATCAGGAAAGCTGAACGGCATGGAGTTCGTTGTCAACTTCGACCCTGACAATAAGAATGAACAACTTTGGGAAATAGTCAGAAATGAGAACTACGGCAGACCGCTTCCGGACGGAGTGCTTATTCCTGAGAATGGGGATACTTATATTCTATCCGGTTGGGACAGCACGAAGATAGCCGAATTAGGGCTTGTATCGTCTGCCGAGCAGGAATTGAAGGACAAAGCCGAGAAGTACGTTGCCAAGTCAAAGATAGACCCCAACACTTACAACTGTATGATGATGTCCGATGTCGCATACAGTGAGGACGGAGTGCACAATCTCTACGGCATCGGTCAGAAGGTTAACTTAATCAATAAGGCTTATTTTGAGAACGGAAGGCAGTCAAGGGTTATCGGATACGAGTTTAATCTTGACTATCCTTATGATTCTCCGATTTATACAGTAGGGGAAACGTCAGCCTACTCGCGTATAGGGGACCTCGAAGGCAAGATAGAATCTCTTACCCTGAAAGGTCAGACTTATACAGGCGGTTGGGGCAGTGGGGTTTATCTGATTAAAAGAAATGATTCCACACCGGCTACCGACAATAATGCATTCTCTGCTTTGCGTTCATTAAGCATGTTCTTGCGGAAAGATAAAGATGACCGTACCCCGCACAAGTTATCCTCTGACAAAGCTTTTGAAATAGGAAAATTTGTCAGTGGTAGTACAGGTGGTATCATAATGGTTGATAAGGAAACAGGTCAAACCTATGCGGAGGTTGATAAACTGAAAGTCCGCATGAAAGCCTATTTCGAATCACTGGAGATACAAAATGTAAATTCTGTAGGTGGAAAGATAGTTCTAACTCCGGGTGGTGCTGTTACGCTTATTGATGTTTGGACCAAGGGTACCATTGAACAAACGCCCATACTTTCAATGGCAGACGGGAATCCTATATTGCTTGCAGATGGCAGTGAACTCCAATTGATGGATAAAGAAACGGTAGACAATGGCGTCCCCGAAGGCGTGTACAGATGTTTCTTCCTTGCCGAACAGGACGGTGTGGAAGTGGAGAACCGCTTCCGTGCAGGTTTCCAGGTACAGAGCAAAAACTTCAACATACAAAAACCGGGAGAATACCAACAGGTAGCGAACCATTATTATTGGCGTTTATGTGTAGGGGCAAGCAAAGAGCCTATCAATGTCGGCATATACAAATTGCACTATATTGACCTCAGCATGGCGGATTGCGACACAGGCAGTGACATCCCGGCAAAGGGTGATACTGTAGCCCACCTTGGTGCACGAATCAAATGGAAAGGCATTGACAACAAGGACGTGACGGATGAAAGCAATATTGACGCACAGAATGCCATTGTTTTCTCTTCTACCGATGTGTTCAGCCCGAGTGTTACTCTGTATCACGGTATAGACTCCTACTCCTACTTGAACAAGGAGTATGTTGAGTATGGCGTAGACAAAACTAACAACAAGGCGTTTTTCCATGTATACGGTGATGCGTATATTGGGGACCGTGATGGTAACAGCTTTGTTAAGTTCACCCAAGGTGAAGGCGTGGAATTGAAAGGGAAGCTTCACATTCAAGAAGGCTCCACCGGTTCCGCCAATCTGACCGACCTTCCCGATGAGATATATAATGCCGTGCATCTAGGGTCGGTAAACCTGTTACGGAATAGCGGATTCACCGGTGACTATGAGAGCGAGCAACTGTTTTCTTCCGATGAGCTTACGCCTGACAAGGAATTGTATAGCAAGCAATTAAAGTATTGGACAGGTGTAGCTACCGTATCCGCCGATAATGATGCCGGTTCCGGGTATTCCGCCGCAATCGGCAGTCTGTCACAATCGGTGGCCTTAATTAAAGGAGAAAGTTATGTTATATCATTTAAAGCAAAAGGTACATCAGTGGCTGTTTCGTGTGGCGATTTCAGCACAACTCAGCCTCTTACGTCCGGTTATCAGAGGTTCACATTTAAATTCAACTTTAACGGTGCAGGTATTTTCATGCTCAGTGGTACCGCAACCGTTTGTGAACTTCAGCTAGAAAAAGGAACTATCGCGACCGATTGGAAGCCATCCATCCTGGATAATGATAAGTCCATGGCAGGTTTTCAGGCGATTAATTATATTGCCGACGCGATTAAAGATGGATCTGTGGATATCCTTGGTGGTCTGATTTTAGCCAACATGATCCAATTGGGTAATTACAAGGATGGCAAGATGCAGAAGGTTACTGCCGGAGTGAGCGGCATATACAATGATGATGATGATGTGGCGTTTTGGGCGGGTGGCAAACTTGAACAGGCTATTATGACCGTAATGAAGTTCCGTAACGACCCCAATTACCAGCCTACTGATGCGGAGTGGGCGAATATGGCAAATTTTGTTGCCACGCATGGCGGTGATGTATTTTTAAAAGGATATATTTATGCATTAGGAGGATTTTTCCGGGGAAGGGTTGAGACCTCTGTAGATGGTAAGCGAATCGTCATTGACCCGGAAAAGAATACGCTGGAAATGTACACGGCAGAAGAACACGCCACCTTGATCTTAAGGTTTGATAAATCATCGGACGAATGGGAATATGGCGATCTTATCTTGCGGAAGTATGTCAATGATCAACTGGCGCTTGAAACGACTGTATATCCGGAGCGTATCAGAATACAGAATCATGTTGAAAAAACGGATATCCTGTTAAATCCCAACAACGTCTCGTTCTACGGCTCTAAGGGTGAGACATTATTGGTCGGGATGAAATCGGTATATAATGGGGTAAACGTGTCTAAGTATGTGGCGGATATAAGTTGCAGTCATTGGCCGGGTAAGGATGATGTCAGTACCGGACAAGTCTATGTGGATTATGAGACGGTGGAAGGTATTATAACTAATGGGATTTTAAAAGTAAAGAAATAATATGGAACTCAATACAGTCATTAAAACAGGTACCTGGTCTGATGCTGCCGACCGCATCAACAGTAATTTTAGCAAGACTTCCACTGAAGTCGAAAAAATAAAATTAAGCAGCACCCGCAGCAAGGGGCTGTATCCTACTATCGAGGCGTTGAAGGCTGCTATACCATCCCCGGTTGTAGGTGATTGGGCTGTAGTAGGTGATACCATACCGGGACCAATCTATCAATGCAAAACAAAAGGCACATGGAGTGCCACAGGTACGACAGGAGGAGGTGGAAGTATAGACCTGTCGGGATACTTAACAGCCGAGGAAATTGACGATGTGACATCAATATTATAGTTATGAGAATCAATTATCAGTCCGATTTTAAAATCATAGAGAAAAACCTGAATGGAGACCTGAAAACTCCTTTCCGGTTTACTTATCAAACAGTATTGTCGAAACCCGTTGTTGCCTCTTTCGATGGACACGATTACAAGAACTGTCGCAGGCTGGATGATGGCAGCCTGCTGGTTATTTTTGATAATCATGGCATGCGTCCGGGCAACCTGACGGTCAGACGCGAGTATTACCTTACTGATGCTGATTTTGCTGATGGTATCTGTAACCTTGTATCCATGGAGTTTACAGGCATCGTTCTTGTCAATGGCAAGTCTGATGACAGTACAGGTACAATTGACGTTTATCCTAACTATCAGAAGGGCGATAAGGGAGATCCAATGACATGGGATTCCATGACAGAGGAACAGCGTGCCGAATTAAAGGACTCTGTGGTAAAGGATGTACAGAATGAGATGCTTTCTTCCGCTCCAATTTCCGACAAGGAATACGAAGATGTATTGAGTGGTTTCCTTTAATCGGAAACCGATAAAAATAGATTTACGAAATTAAAATAAGAATTATATGGCTAAAATTCATAAACTTACCCAAAAGGGTCAGACCATTTACCCTGCTACAACCACTGATGCGGTGGTACATCCGACTACGCGTAAAAACCTTACGGAAGAGCTAACCGAATTAGAAAATTATAATGGGCTGGATTCCCCTCATTGGGGAGTTGCTGTTCAAGAAGATTTCAGTAAAGTTGGAATATTTCTCCTAAATGGAGAATTTAGCGGCAATAATCATTATGAAACAAAATTATATTCTCTTAAATCCTTTAAAAAAGGAGTTGCTTCTATTCAAGAATATGGAAGTGGCTACTACTCTATTGGTATTTCAGATTCTAATTTTAAAATGATTAAGCCTATAATGAGGGTTAATTCTATGGATCCTAAAAACGTTCTATATAGTTTTATCTCTAATGATTCGGAATATTATCTTTTTGCAACAAGTCGTATAAATACTGGAGGAAAAGAACCGGAGTTATATACTGAATCTTCAGGTGTAAATAAAATACAAGAAATAACAAAATCAATTGAATTAATTAAGTCATTAAATTCAAGTTTAATAGTTTCTAAAGAGACAAAACTAAGTTCAAAAAAATCTCTTGATGGATATTTTACAATGGATAATAAATTTCTAACCGGACAATATACGACAGAGTTTTATCCATTAGAAGATTGTAATTATATTCTAAAAGGCATAGATTATGGTACAGCATTGATAACGTATGGGTATTCTAGAACAATGAGTTCTTCTGTAGAAGATATATTACTAAAATTCCCAATGAATTCTCCAACGCAAGAACCTATAACATTTAGATTGAATAAAGATGATCATCCTAAGGATGCAAAATTTATTTTTGTAACAAAAAGAAAGAATTATGAAAAAGATCTTTTTAGGGTATCAGATACCTACATAAGCGATATGTTATTTGAAGCTGATTTTACTAAAATGACAGAATCTATATCCTATGCTGGGTATATTCTCCATGAAGAGTGGCTCGAAAATAACTCTTATACAACTTTTTATTACCCATTAGACAAGTCTTTAGATTATAAAATTATAGGTGAAGAATATGGTTCTGGTATTCCGAGCTATGGTTTTGCAACAAATACTAATAAAGAAAAAGATAGTATAATTAAATTTATTAATATGAATGCCGGCTCTGGAGTTGTACCTTTCGATGTTGTAATAAAGAAAGAAGATATTCCTTTAGAAGCCAATTATATTTTTGTGGTTTCAAGAAATAGTAATCCCAAATATCTGTATGAAGGACTGAAAAAATTTATTCCCGAATTAAATAAAGAAAAAATAAATTTATTAGAAGCCCTCCTCCCCTCCGGTACTTATAGAGCAAGAGTTATTGAATATACAGATAAGGTTGTTGGAAAAGAATATACTGACAACAATGTTAATAGAACTTTTAATCTGTTACAGGTTATAAGGAAGTATAATACTACGCATGATATAATGGTATGTCTTGGGTTGAATGGCCCTAATGGAATGTTTGGTATTCGTGGATGGAGATTACTTTCCAATCAAAACAGAACATTATCAAAATTTCCACAAGATACGTCATTTACAGAAATGAGTGAGACTATAGGGCCATGGAAAATAAAATCTGTAAGCAATGCAGTAGGAGATAGCGGTCAAGACTTTGTAGGAGGATTTCATGCTTTAATTAATCCCGATACAGATAGTAATTATCCATCCGCAAAAAATTTAGGATACATTTTTTATGCTGATAACAAGGAATTATCTGTGGGAGAAGAAGTTTTTTGTAATAGTATAACAGCAATTTCTTCTGTTAATATATGCTCAAGCAACACTTTTGACAAACAAACAAATACGGCAAGAGAAGTTCTTAATTATCAAGATACTTATCAAATGCAAGGAGATAAAATATATGTATTTGCCAAATTTAAAGCACTAGAAGATATTACCATAAATTTACATTATGGGCTTCAAACTGCTGTGTTTAATCCTATTATTGGCTATTTGACTGATAATGGAATTATTGAAACAAATACAAGCATAGATTATGATAAAAAAGAAATTACACAAATACCTTATTTAGTTTATGCTAAAAAAAACGATGGAAACACTTTGTACTGCAAGATGTATGATCAAGGTGCTATGACTGGGAATAGAGCGAACGGTGTTAAAGCTTTCCAAATGAGTTATGGTGCAGGAAATACTAAAACTTATCACTATGTATATGGAAATGGTAAAATAGGAAACCTGAAAAAAGGTGATTCAAATTACTATACTGGATGGTTTTGTATTTCTGATAAAGATTTTGCAATTGTAGACTAAACTTCAAAAATCCCTGCATGCCTTCGCAGGCAGCAGGGAATAAAACTTATGCAAACCTCGCCAGGTCTGTTGGGTTATGAAAAACACATGCAAATATAGTATTAATCTTAAAAACAGACAAAATGAAAGATGTAATTTACAACTTTATCCAACAACACATGATGACACACATCGTGCTGATTGCCTTATGTATCGCTGTCACTATTGGGGCTATGTTTATAGACCTATTGACCGGAGTTATGAAAGCCAAACAGCGCGGTGAGGCAAGGACATCGACAGGTTACAAGAAAACGGCTGTTAAGGCAAAGAAGTACTTCACACCGTTCTTGGAGTTGTGCTTTATCGACTTACTATGCTGTGTCGTTATCCCTTTCCCTGTCTTCTCTATGATTTGGACAGTCTATTGTATATTCTGCGAATTTATATCGGTAAGGGAAAAATCATGGGAAAAGGCGGAATTGAGGAAAGCGGAGAAAACGATGAGTGTTATAATTGAAAACAAGGAAGATATCGCAAAATTGGCTGCACAGATATTATTTGAATCCAAGAAGGAGGAAAAGAAGGAATAAAAAAGCCGGTATCGCTATACCGGCATAGTTATCGTCATATCTTTTATGAAAAGCAGTATAATTAAATACTGTCGCAAACATACATAAATTATTTAAATATAAAAAATATATAATATGAAATTAAGAGTAGAAAGATTATGGAAGAAACCCGCTTATACGGTGGGCAGACTGTTCGTAGACGGAAAGTTTTTCTGCAACACACTGGAAGACACCGTCCGCGATTTGAGCAATGAAAAGAAGGTATATGGCAAAACCGCCATCCCTTACGGAGAGTATAAGGTGGTATATAATTGGTCTCCCAAGTTTGGCAGGAACCTGCCACGATTGCTTAACGTCCCTGCCTTTGAGGGCATCTTGATACATCCGGGGAATACTGCCGATGACTCTGCCGGCTGCATACTTGTCGGAAAGAATACGGAAGTCGGGCGATTGACCGAATCCCGATATACCTCCGATAAGCTCAATGTGCTGATTGAGGATGCACAGAGAAGAGGCGAAAGTATTACAATTGAAATCGTTTAACAATTAAATCTACAATTATGGCATTAAAGGATATAACCGGCAATTTTGCAGCATCCGGCTCCAATCAGGAGTATAAGTTTCAGCCTGCTGCGTCTACATTTGGTTTGCAATTGGTATTCGATACACATCCGTCCAAGGTGGTATTGTATCAGAGTTTGGACGGTGAGAGTTGGGTGGCGTTTGAGGTCGATTACGGTGTCGGGTCGGTTTGGCAGAAGAACATCGAAGGTATTATTGGTGAGCAGCATATCAAGATTCAGTGCAATGTTAAGCCTGTCAAGGCATTAATTTTGGAGTGATTATGAAGGTTAACACAATATCTTTAAATTCGGTGCGGTTGAATACAATCGCACTGAATCACATTGGCGAAATCCGTTCGGGTGGCGGTGATTCCAAGCCTTCCCCTATCCCTCAATGGATAAGGGAGCATATCTCATTCTATTATGATATGAGCAAACCGATGGATGTGTATCACACTAATTTTACAAAGTGGGTCAAAGGTCCGATTGGTAATGCTATCGGTAAACAAACAGAGAATGAAATTATTCTCAATGGAAGAAGAAACGAAAATGACGCTACGTTAGGTTACTTAGTAACAGATAAATCTTTGTTTTTGACTAAAGGGGATTTAATCAAGGTAGAAGGAGCTTCAAATGAGGCTAAAATTAAGGTGATTGTACAAAAGAACGATAATCAATGGGTAAATGCTTTTAATGGTACAGATGAAATTGTAAGCGATGGTATATATGAATTTAGCTTGACTCCCATTAATTATAAAGGTATACAAATAGAAATAACAGGTGTTACCACTTACTCCAATCTCAAGATAACCCTTCTTCCTAGCGGCAAATCTGTCCCCACCAATGAGATACTTAAGGTATCGGGGTATCTACAGGACCTGTCAGGTCGGAAAAGGAATATGAAGCTGAATAACTTTCTCTTCGACATGATGAGCGGTGTAGATGGGTATAAGAATGAGTCGTTTGAGACTGTTCCTGGAAATACTAATATAAAATGGAAGCATCTCTCTTATTACTCGATACAAGGTAAGCCTACACAAAAATCTAAAGACTTCGGACTTTACAGGGTTAAAAACAATGTCAATAAATTTCTATATTTAAAATGGAACATAGAAGGGATACAAGAAGGCAATAAGGTTTATTTGGCTCAATATAATAATGAAAGCACAAGAATTGAGTTAACCAATGGTGTTAGCGATATAGCCTTGGATACGACTAATAGCGATAATCCGGGATATGGTTATGTGGTCATTATCTCCGACCAACCCTACTCCACAGACATCACCATTACTCAGATACCGGAATATCCCGGTGCATTAGTGACAGATGGTGTAGATGACTACGGATTGGTAGAGAATCTGAGTAGTGGAGTGAAGATGCTGTTTATGACGGTTAATCCGATAGGAGACTTTAACATTTCTAAAATGTACTACTCGCAAAGGAAGGACCCGATAAATATCAATCCATTCTATATCTTTACAGGCGACAGCAGTATTGCTTATGCAGGAAATCGGGATGGTGTAACTTATATTAACGGAGTATTAAACAAGTCTATTAAGTATAATGAATTGTTTGGAGTGAAACATATAATTACGACTGTAAACGCTAACGTTAAGCCTGAGACAAGTAAAGCTCCTTCTTTCTTTTGGGAAGAAGGGAACACTAAGAATTATTCATCCAAACTCGCCTTCTACAACTCCATAGCCTTCGACTCCATACCAACAGAGGCAGACGGATTCACAGAGCAAGAATTAATTGATTACGTATTAACTAATATAATTGGACAATGAGATATACAATTGTTACGATAGAATGGCTGACCCAACATGGATTGTTGGCTCTGCCGACAATGCGAAGCAACGCAGATGGCACTAAAGTAGTGCTGCATGAAGAATTCGTTAACCTCTTCCCAAGGGACTCCTTCCCTACCTACAGGATGGACGACCCCGAATTCGTACAAATCATGGAATCGGAAGAATGGAATCACGAACCGCAACCTTATAGTGCTGATTACATATTGGCTGCATCCGCACAAAACATGGTGGAATCCGCCAAAAAACAGATACAGACATTCAGCCTGACAGACAGCGAATCTTTAAAGGTTAAATCGCTGTACCCCGATTGGGCGGAATATATAGACGAATCCTTATCCAAGGGAATGAAGGTTAATTACAAGGAACACCTGTATAAGGTCCGGCAAGATATCCCTATGGTTTTGGAGAGCCAATATCCCGGCATGGCTACGGCAGCACTCTACGAAGTGGTTGTAGAGACCGCATCAGGCACTAAGGATGACCCTATACCCTATACACCTCCTATGGAGATATTCAAGGACAAGTACTATACTCAGAATGACGTATTGTATATCTGCACAAGGGACAGCGGTCAGGCATTGACCCATGACTTAAGCAGCTTGGTAGGGTTGTATGTTAATGTTGCAAGCTAAAAAACAAATTGAAATGAAATGGCTTCCTTACATATTACTGATTGTACTCGCTTTCGGTTTAGGATGGTTCGCAAAGCCATCCCCCGAAGCAGTTATAGAGGCAAGAACGGATACGGTATTCAGTTCAAGCCTTGTGATAAGAAGGGATACGGTCCCCTACTACCTTCCTACTCCTTTGATTTGCTGGCACACGGGCGATACTATCCATGTAGGTGATACGGTGCTCCCTGTCGAGCAGAAGATATACCGGGACAGTAACTATACGGCTTATGTTAGTGGTTATAACCCGAACTTGGACAGTTTGAAAGTATATCCTAAGACTGTCACGGTTACTAATGATATTGTGCGCATACCGAAATGTCCATCAAAAAAATGGGGATTAGGAATTCAGGCAGGATATAGTTATCCGGCGGGGAGTTATGTAGGAATTGGAATTAGTTATAATTTGTTGGTGTGGTAATTTATTTGTATAATTGCAAAATTATAATATAAAAAAGAAGGGAGGTTCAAAATGAAATAGGACACTATACCGAGGATTATCCTCACAACGCTACGAGTAGAAGCGTAGCAATTACTCAAAAATAACAAAAGCAGTTCTTTCGGGGGCTAAGAATTAAAAAAAAGCCCCCAACATATCATCATATTAATATTGCCACATAAAAACATGATAAAGCATAAGATACCTGATGTTGGGGGCTAATATCTTCAACATAAATATCTTATGCTTTGTTCATCAAAATCTCATGTTTTATGTGGCGAGGCAAAGATAAGCATAAAAATTAGAAAAAACTATGTGCAAATCAGAAATCTTTGCCAAGATAATTAATATTGTTTCAAAAGAAACCGAAGTGCCTGTAGACCAAATATTATCCTCTGATAAAAACATGGAAACAGTGGATGCCCGGTATCTTCTTGTGTCTCTCCTGTCTGAAAGCGGCATGTACCCTTCACAAATAGCCGTTCATATCCACAAAACCAAACGTGCTGTTAACTACATGATATCAAATTTCTATGAGAGGATGGAAAGTGGGAAAATGTTGAGAATATATTGGGATAATATAAAGAAATCATTGGGAAACAACTGATTTTACATAAGTTACAACATATGTACTTTTGCATACGGTCAATTTTGACCGGGATACAAAATACAAATACTTATGGAACGAACTTATGTTTTTGGAGATCCGTCAGGTAATGGAGGTGCTGCTAATAATCTGCTTGCCTCCATCCTTCCGTCCTTGCAAAACCGTGGCATTGACACAGGCTATCTGATGGGGTTACTTGGCAACGGTAACGGCAATGGTGGTTTCTTTGGTAACAATGGCGGTTTTCAGGACATCATCGCATTGATTGTGATTGCAGCCATCTTCGGTAACGGAAACTTTGGATTCGGTGGCAACAACAATAAGGGTGCCGATGAAGGAAGAGAAATGATCATGCAGACACTTAACCGAAACGGTGTAGACATTGCATCATTAGCCCAAGCAGTGAACACCTCTTCAGACCAAATCCTTGCCGGTATTAACTCTGTATCACAGGCAATCTGCGGTCTCGGTAGTCAAATGGGTCAGAACACCAACAGTATCCTGACTGCGATTATGCAAGGTAACAACGCTCTGACATCTCAGATTTGTAGCTGTTGCTGCGATATGAAACAGCTTGTAACCACACAAGGATACGAGAGCCAGCTTGCGATGTGCAACCAAACTAACGCATTAATCAACACTGCTAACCAAAACACATTGTCATTGCGTGACGGTGCTACTGCAAATACGAATGCTATCCTTGCCAAACTTGATGCAATTCAAAATCAGGCATTACAGGACAAGATTGCATCTCTTACTGCGGAAAAGGCTACTTTAACAGCCGAAATATCCCAGCGTAATCAGAACGCCACTATCCTGAGTG